GCGGCCGCGGTATTTCCAGACATAGGTCAGATTGTGACCGGCCACGCAGGATGGCGGTGGCGTGATCGCCGGATCGGCGTTGATCTGGCTGGCGTTCAGCGTCGTCCACGTCGTGCCGTCGAAGTGAAGCAGGAAGTCACCAGCATCGTTGGCGACCAGCATGTGGTCGCCAGCTTGGTTCGCCAGCTGGCTTGCCACGTAGTTGCCAGACAGTTGACCGGTCTTGATCGACACCGGCGTCGACGCGGTGACGTCGTACAGCTTGGTGGCGTTGCCCGCATACATCCGCTGCTGGTTGCCGCTGATGAATTGAAACATGGAAATTACAGCCGTCGTCTCCGGCAGTTGCGCCCATGTCTTGGTGCCGCCGCGCAGCTTGATGCCCTTCATGGTGGGCAACCAGTTGTCGAGCACCAGCGCGCCGCCGGGCTGCATGAAACTCTCGTTCTCGTTCAAAATCAGCCCGCGCGTCGGCGCGGGCAGCGTCACGGTCTGCAGCTGCTGCGCGACCTGTGCGGGCACGGCCTGACGGCGAAAGCCTTGGTAGGCGGCGACGTTCATGTCGGCACCGGGAACGGATAGGCGGTGCGGACGCCACCGCCCATTGGCCTGCGGCCGATGATGATGGGCGCCGGGCTGTCATGTCCCATCGCGATCGACAGTGCATCCGAGTAGGTGGCCATATCTTCCGCGTAAGAGGTGCCTTTGTTCTGCTTCCACTGCCAGATCATGCCGAGCTTCAAAAGCCTCTCGTCCAAGCGGAAGCTGTCGGTGTCGGCCATGAAACTGTCACCGTTGCCGCCACTGGCGAGAGCGACGCAGTTCTGTTCGAGGTAGGGAAAGTAGACGCTGGTACCGAGCGCAAGCACCGGCGCGATCAGCATCTGGCCGCCGAGGATCGTCCACTCTCCGGCGGCGTCGTAGTAATTCCGCGCGCGGCGGTTCAGCCACTCATCGGTATCAGGCACGAACAGCATCGGGTACAGCGTCTGGGTCGAGCGCCAGACGCTCGACGTCAGCAGCATGCGCTGGTAGTCGGCTGGCAGGTTGAACGAAGTCTTGACGCCGTCGCCGGTGAAGGTGTTCACCTTGCGAAACAGCGTCCAGTCGCGGGTATCGTAGGCGATGCGCTGCGCCATCTCGTTGGCCAGCGCCAGCATCTCCTGCATGGTGCGGTTGGCGACGATGTTGGAGGTGACGGACGACGGCGCCTGTACGCCGACCACGGCGCAGACGTCCTTCACCACCGACAGCAGCGTCATGTCATGCGACCTTGTCCGGCCGTGAGTTCTTGGCCATCCGTCTCAAGGCGTTCCTGTTCAGCGCGCCGAGCGGCGCCTGACCGGTCTGCTCGGTGATGTACGCGCGCAGCTCGATCAGCGACATCTCGTCGAACTCGTCGTCGGTGGAGGCCTCCGCCTCCTGCCGCGCCTTCTTGATCTTCATATCTTCTTCCAGCACCGCGTTGCGCGCCTTCAGCGCCGCCAGCTCCTCGACCATCTGCTTGTTCGGCGCGGAGGCGCGGCCTTCCTCGATGAAGGCCTCGGCGGCGTTCTTCATTTCCCTGCCGCCGGGTCCGAGGTTCTTCAGCTCGGCGCCTTCGACGGCGGCGAGCTGCTCGATGGTGTAGATGTTCTGCGCCTTCAGCTCGGAGCGGCGGCCCTCACTAAGGAACAGCGCGAAGTCGAGCGGCGTGCCGGTCTTGGTCTGCGAGGCCTTGGCCTTGAACTGGCGATATTGATGCGAGAAGCGTTCGGCGTAGCTCTGCTTGGTCTGCTCTCCGGTCATGGGATCATCGATCCAGCGCGCGAACGCATTGGCCGGAAACACCTTGACATCCTTGGAGCCGGGCGCGCGGATCTCGCAGATCTCCTGATCGTCGAAGATCGGCCGACCTTCGGCCAGCGACTTCGGCTTGTTCTCGGTGGCGAGATGCTTGAACAGCACGACGAGCAGATCGTCGGGGTCTTGAACGGGCATGGGTAGTCCTTCCTTCTGTTGAACGGTCCGGGCCGCCTTCGCGGAAGGAAGGCAGAACGACCTACACGTCAGCGGCCCGGTGTACTCGGTTCGCCTGTCAGCTGTTCGGCTTGCTCAGGCGGCCGGGTTGCTGTCGTACATGCGCCAGTTGAACAGCGGATTGGTCATCGTGAGTTCACCCATCCAGCCGATAAATTGCGCGATCGCGTCCTTGTCAATGGGCATCTGCCCATCGCCGTCGAACAGCTTGTCGAAGTTTCTGGCGCTGTTGTAGCGAAGCCGCAGCGTGTCGGTATTGATGCCGAACGTGGTATTGGCAGGCATGTTGCTGCCGATGCCGCCGTCGAGCACGATCTCGGCCCGCTTGCCGCCGCCGATGTATTCGAGCGCGCTGAAGCCGAGCTTGCCGAGGCTGGTTTCGTTCTGTTGCCTTTGGATGGCAACGGTCGCTGCGTCGTAGGCCGCATAATGTTCGGGCGACATCAGCAAGAGGTCCGCGTAGTCGCGGCCGCGGCTGCGCTGCGTCATGACGTAGTTCAGCATCGGGCGGATCGTGGTCGACGAAACCTGCGTGCTTCCAGAGAGGAAGCTGTTGGCGTCGAAGGTCGCGGTGCGCCAGATCAAGGCCGAGCCGCGGTCGATGCCGCCATAGACACCGGTGGTGTTTGCGATCGGGATGGCGGTGGCGAGGCCAGTGATCTGTTTGTTGCCGTTGGCGGTGCCGTCCGAGTAGATGCCCTGATCCATCGCATCTTCCAGCGCCTTTTCCGCCGCCGAGATGTAGCTCTCGTAGACATCCATCAGCTGGTTGTCGCCTTGGTTGTTGAGGATCTCCTGATAGCTCAGGATGATCGGGATCACGACCATCTTCGGGTCGAAGAACGCATCATTGAATAAGTCTATGGCAGGATTGAGCAATTGGTCGTAGCCGGAATACCATTGCGCGGATTGTTTTCCTATCTGCAGGGTCTGGCGGATCTTGGGACCGGAGTAGGTCTGCCAAAGTCCCTTCCTTCTCATGACCGCGAGCAGCGCGTTGTTGTTGCTCACGAGATCTTCGTAGCCGGACGATCGATCCTCGATCGCCATCGACAGGATCTGTTGATAGGCGGCATTACTGGTGACGTTGGGCATGGTTGCCTCTCCAAAGGGTTCAGATCTGGCCGTTCAAACGCGCGATCGCGTTCGCAACAGCTGCGCGAGGGGTTGGACTGGCCGTCCGCGGTCGCCTCGAAGTCCCGTTGGCCGGGCCTATCTCGTGGGTGCCGTGGATCGAACGATCCGGTTCTCGGGTCTGAGCCGATTGGGTGCGGGTCTGAGCCGCGTGGGTGGCCGGGTAGAGACGCTCCGCCCGCCGGTAGGCCGTCTCGAGATCGAAACCGAGCTTCAGTTCCTGCTCGATCGCAGTCCCGAGTTCGTCAAAGCGCGGATGGCTGTCGGCGAAAACATCGATGGCGGACCGGGTTTGGACGAACTGCTGCTGAGTATGCATCTGTTGCACGGTCTGCTGCAAGTGCTGGATATGCTGGTGCAGGGCACCGATCTGCTGGCTGGCCGCGCTCTGCTGGTTGCCCATCTGCAGCTGCTTCAGCTGGTCCGGCGATTGTGACAGCACGTGGTAGGCGATGTCGCGCAGGCCGATCTTCTGCCCGTCCGGCGTGCGCAGGTTCAGATTGTTGACGATGACGTCCAGACCCGCGACCGGGTCCGCCCGCAGCTTCTGCTCCATGCCGACGTAGTTGGTCAGCGCCTGCTGCAGCGTGGTGCCTTGGTCAGACGCCATCTTGTGGAAGTGGCGGATCTTCGACATCTCGTCGAAATCACCCTTATAGGCGCGGTAGGCGTCGCCGAACTCCTTGTGCATCCGGCCAACCTCGCCGCGCACGCTCTCTGGAGTAGCGTGCCAGTCCGCCTTGGCGTGCTCGCCCATCCGCTGCGGCGGCTGCGCGTAGGGCGCATCGGCGGGCAATTGCCGGACCGGCTGTCCCGGTTGCGCGCCTTGCGCAACATTTTGCGCACCTTGCGTTGCGGCTGGCGCCGTGCGCGGCGCGAACCGGCCGCGGTCGCGCGGCTGCGCCGCGGACGGCACCGCGGCTTCCGCCTGCGGCCGCTTGCGGAGGTTGAGGGCCTCCGGCTTGGTTTCTTCCGGTGGCTGGTTGTGCCCGGGCTTGGCCTCGACGGCTGGTGCGGTCCGCTGCGCGGGCCGCTCGCCCTTCGGCGGCGGGGTATTGGCCCGGTCGAAGGCGCGCTGGATGGCCGCGCGGCGGCCCTCCGCCGCGTCAGGAGGGGTCGAGGGGGTCTGCGGGCCGACCGGGTTCGGCGAGTTGATCGGGTTCTGGTTGATCGGCACTTCAGTGCGAGGGGTGGGGTTAGGCTGCGCCTGTGCGGGTAAGGGTGCCGCAGTAGTAACTGTCGTGTCAGACATGGTTTTTTCCTTCCGTTGCGGACCCTTGGGCCGCTATTTTGAATTTACGTTACCCGCACGGACCTGCTCGACGGCCTTTCGGATCGACGCGCGTCTGCTTTCGGATGCGGCGCGAGACTGTGACAGCTTCGCCCTCGGCTTCGGCTTCTCGTTGCCGACCTCGATCAATCCGTTGGCCTTGCCCACCGCGCGATACTCGCGCTTGGAGGTGTAGAACCGCCCGTCGACCTGCTCGACCGGGTCCATGATGTCCGAGATGACGTAAGGCAGCGGCAGATTTGAGCGCGCCGCTTTAGGTGACGGCTTCTTGACCCGCCACTTGCCCGGCCCGACCTCGACCAGCCTGATTGTCGTCAATCACAGCCTCCCCTTGTT